CCGTGTTGCCTCGTCCGGCATGACCGTCTCGGCAGCGGCGATGGAATAATCGCCGTCGGCATCCACAAAGCTGACTCGGACGCGCCCGGCAACCTCTGCCTCGGCGGCCCGAGCCAGCGTCATGGTCGCATCTGCCTCCGGATCAAGGGCGACCTCGGCAGGGTCGATGTCCGCGACCGGCAACCCGGTCCGCGAAATAAAGGCAAGACGGCCCTCACGCTCGGCCGCATCGAAGGAATAGGCCAGCATCAGCGCCTGAAGCTTCTGCCGCCCTGTGTCGGTCCCTTCCACCGCATAGCCGCGCACGATACCCCAGAGCCGCGACGTGTCGACGGCGGTGACACCGCAACCGGCGCAGATTTCCGAAACGACCGAGGCAAGCGACCGCGATGTGCTTCGCCCATTGAGCCAGTGGCCCCGGTCATAATTCCCGCCGTCCGACCACAAGTCCTCCCGCGCCGGAAACTGCGGCCACGGCCGTGCATCCCAGGCCCAGACATGCGTGCGCGCAGTATCGACCATCCGGCCGCCATAGACACCCGAGACCGGATTGTTCTCTGCCCTCGCAAAATGGCGGTGAACCGCGCGGAGGTACTGCATCTGGATGAAATCGTCCCGCAGACCGTTGGAATAGCGCGGCAAGGCCGATTCAGCCGATTTGGGGTCGAGGAACTTGTTGGGTTCGTTCGTGCCCTTGTCGATGGCGGCGCAGCCGATCTCGGTGAACCAGACCGGTTTCATGCCAGGACGCCAGTCGGTCGGTACCGCGGCGCGCGTGCCGTTGATCCGGTCACGGTGCTCGTTGTCCCACCAGCCCCGGATGTCCTTGTAGCGCCAAACCCAGTGTTCACCCCAGTGATCCGATATCGGGGTCCGAATCTGGCCGGCGCGCGCCTCTTCGGAATGGTAGTACCAGTCGAAGCCTTCGCCTCCGGCGACATTGCGGCAGAGATAGTCCAGATTGTAGATGGACCCGAACGATGCGTCAGCATGGTCCGTACCGTCCCGCCAATCCGACAGCGGCATGTAGTTGTCGATGGCCACGACATCGATGGCCGGATCGGCCCACAGCGGATCGAGGTGAAAAAGCTTGTCGCCGGTCCCCGGCGGTTGATACCCGTGGTATTCGGACCAGTCGGCGGCATAAGTGATCTTGCAGGCAGCACCAAGGATCGCCTTCACCTCGGCGGCCAGAGTGCGCAGCTGTCCCACGGCCGGAAAACCGCTGTTGCCCCTGATCTGGGTCAGCCCGCGCAGTTCGGAACCAATACAGAAGGCGTCAACCCCACCCGCCAGACGGGCCAGATGGGCGTAATGCAGGATAAACCGGCGCAGACCCCAATCCTCAGCCGGCCCCGCAAAGCCGACAGAGGCGTTGCCGTCGACAAAATTGGCCGGACTCGCCTGACCAAAGAAAGCCGCTACCTGTGCCGCCGCCTGTGCCGTTCCGTCGGGGCTGGCGGGACGGCCCGGAGCATCGGACAATGTGATTCTCCCGCGCCAGGGAAAGGGTGGCTGGCTGTCTTCGCCCGTCCAGGGATCGGGTAGGATATTGCCCGGCAACTGCTCCATCAGGATGAAGGGATAGATCGTGACGTGCAGACCCTGCCTGCGCATTTCCTGGATCGCCTGAACGACTGACTGATCCGAAGGGGTCCCGCCATAGACCGGCTTGCCGTCCATTCGGGGAACACGCATGGCCTGGCTCCGGCCAAGGCCCGACACCGTCCACGGCATCTCGATGCCGTCAACCTCTGCCTGCTCGACCTTGGGCCTGATCCTGCAGACCCCACAGCGCAGATCATCACCGAACCAGGACACGACAAGCGACACCGACCCGCAATTGGGAAGTTCTTCGGTCAGCGCCTCAAGCGATGTCAGGAAATCGCTCTTTCCAGAAGCAGAGGCGATGTTGACGGGATACTCTTCACCATATCCCGGCGAGACATGGACCGGGGGGACGGCAAGCGCATATTCCCCGGTCCCCGGTATCATCGCGACGCCACGGACCAGTCGGGCGATATCGTCGGCCGACGCGGGCGCGTCATCTTCTGCCGGTCGGAAGACCTCAAAGCTGAACTGGGGTACCCGGTTGCCGAATCGTCCCAAGGGGAGGTCCTCGACAACAACATAGGCGATGCCGCGGAATGCCGGGACAGCGCCAGTGCCCTCCACGGTTTCGATCTTCGGGTCAGGCAACTGGTCCTGGCTTCCCAGGTATATCCGAAGGTTGAGGTCATCGCGGGCGATCTCGACCCCATCCGCCCAGACACGGCCCACCCGTGTAATCTCGCCTTCGCAAAGCGCGATGGCCAGACTGACCCGGTATGCAAACTCGGACGTGCCCTGCCCGCCCGTTCCCTTGCCGCTGCCCGTCGTCGAGACGCTCTCGATGAAGGGCCCGGCCCAGATGACCTGTCCAGCCACACGGATGCGGCCGTGGACCTGCGCCACGCCGACACCCTCGCTCGCGCCGGTCAGCCTGAACCGGTCGACCTTTCCCGTCGACACCGGGTCACTGCCAGCCCCAAGAAGCCGGGCATCAAGAGCCCGACCGATTGCGCCGCCAGCCGCACGCCCCAGAACCGACCCCGACAGGCCAAGAACCGATCCGCCGATGCTTCCGCCCAGCGCCATGCCAGCCGCCGAAAGAACGATCGTGGCCATCAGTCCGCCCTCCCCATCCCGAACACCGCGACAACCCTGCGCCGCCAGGCCAGTGTCAGCGCACTCTCCACGACGCCATGGCCGGAATAGGCGTGCACAAAACTTGCCGGTCCGGTCATGATGCCCAGGTGTTTGGCCACAGAACCGGACCGCATCCGGAACAGAAGGACATCACCCGGAAGGGCCACGCCGGAGCCGCGTTCCTGCATCCACCGCCGTGCAGCCAGCCAGAGCCTCTCCTCACCCGTCGTTTCCGACCAGTCCGGCGTATAGGGCGGGACTTCCTCGGGCTCGGCACCATGGACATCGCGCCATACCCCGCGAACCAGCCCCAGGCAGTCGCATCCGGCACCTTTTCTGGCCTGCTGGTGGACGTAACGCGTGCCAATCCAGCTGCGCGCAGCTGCGACGATCGTCTCCTGCATCACCCGGCCTCCACATCCTGGCGCGCCGAAGGGATGGCAACCAGCCAGTCTTCACCCGGCACGAAGGGAAAGCCCCGGAAGTTCGCAATGTTCGCGAACTTGGTCCGGCAAGTCTCGGAACGCTTGTCGCAGCCGGCCTCCAGCCTGAACGTGTCGGAAGGGCCGACAACCCCCCGCAGCGGTTCCCACAGGTCGATCACCCGCCGACCAGCGTCATCGGTCCGGTCCCGTTTGATCACGCCCTCCAGGCCGGCGGCCGTCCCCGACATCACGGAAAGCCTGCCACGCTCAAACCACCGCGGCTGAACATCCGTCAGATCGGCGAAGACGAAGCTCTGGCCCCGGTCCACGAGAACAGGTCTGCGTTCGAGGCGGAATCCGGGGGCCGAAAGGTTGAACCGGCACCTTGCATCGCCAAGGACCGCGGCACATTGCCGGACAAAGGCCTGACCGCCATTCCGGTTCAGCGCCTCGGTCAGGCCGCGCATCTCGGCCTGGAATCCCCCTCCGCCGCGGCGCACCTCGCCAACTGACCCTGCGAAAAGCACCCGCCGATCCGTCACGTCGGTCCAGTTCACCCGCCAGACCGTGACATCAGCTCCGTCGTATCGGCCTGCTTCAAGGTCTGCTGCGCTGATGGCATCCGAAGAAAGAACGCCCGTTGCATCGACATTGTCGATGGCAAGGCCGGTGCCCTGCATGAACGCGCCCGCCGACAGGCCAGCCCCGGGCAGATATTCCTCGCCATCGAAGGCAATCGGTCCGTCGTGATCCGTAAAACCCAGGACACGGCCGTCCCTGCGGCGGACCCGCCAGCACCTGCAAAAGCTGGTGTTGACGCCCTCCTGGCTTGCATCGGTCCCGGCAGTCACAGCCGCACCTCGATGACAGGAACAGCCGGAACCTCGCCTGAACGGAAAGAGGCGACAGACACCTGGATCCGGTCGGTATCAAATCGGACAGGTACGTCGAACTCGAAGCCGGCCGTGATCTCGGCTCCCGGCTCGGGCGCCGACGTGAAAGTCACCTTCCCCACAACCGTATCAAGCGTCCAGTCGATCCCTTCCTTGCGGGGGATACCGCCAACGGCAACCTTGACGGTCCCCACAACGGGCTTTGCGATCGGGCGCAGATAACGGCCTTCACCGGAAGCATACCGTTTTGACAGCCGGAACGCCGTCGCGCTGTCATCGCCGACACCGATGATCTGGTCCAGCGGGCCGACCTCGGCCGAAGGCTTGCAGGACTTGTAATCGCTCCAGTCTTTCCAGCGGAAACCGTGAAGCTGTCCGCCACGGGCCTCAAAGAAGTCCAGAAGTTCGGCAAGATCGTCCAGCGACCGAAGCCCGAGACCTGCATCATACCGCCGGCGGGCATGGGCCCAGGGGGCATTTCGCTCCTCGTAACCGCTTGCGAGCGTGACGATCTCTGTCCGGCGTTCAGGTCCACCCAGAGAGCCGAAGCTCTGGCTGGCAGGGAAACGCACCTCGTGAAAGGCCATGTTCGGCTCCTATCTGTTGCGCAGCCCGCGGTTGACCAGCCGCCCGAGTTCGGCAGCGATCTGTCCCTGGCTGCGGGCAAAGCCCCGGACGTCAGGGGTAGACACATGCATGGTGACGTGGATCGGCCTCGATGCGGACCCGCCTGCCTCGACCCCCAGCCGCCCGTCCGGCCCCCGTGCAAGGGGCATGATCGCCTCGGGTCCCGCCTCCCCCATGAGCCCGGCCCCGCCACGCATCGGAAACCCGACCGGTCCGCTCACGATGCCGCCCTGGGCAAAGGGCATCACCCGCCCCTGGCTGAAACTGGCCCCCTGGGCAAAGTGCATGAGCCCACCGACCAGATTGTTCAGGCCATCCGCAAGCAGACCCCCGACCCGATCGGTGACCGGCGCCATCGCACTGCGGTAGACTGTGTTCAGCATGCTTTCGGCCGCAGAGGACAGGGCTTCGCTCGCGCTCTGGCCTCCGATCACCAGACCGTCGATGGCGCGCCGCAGACCACCCGAAAACCCCGCCTCAAGGCGTCCAAGGTCGCGCACGACCTCGGCCATTCCACCCTGGACATCGCTCAATCCGCCAGAAAGGGCCGAGGCCGACCCCGCAGTCTGCATGAGGTTGCGTTCCAGTCCCTGGACCTCGGTCGAAAGCTCGTCGATTCCTTCCAGATCAGCCATGCTTGTCCTCTCCTCCGGGATCATCCGGGAATGCGCGCACCAAATCCTCGAAGCGGGACCGCCCCATGGGTGCCGGGCCTGTATCCTGGCCCAGCATCAGCATCAGTTCCGCCGGCGTCAGCCGCCAGAAAGCCTCCGGACTCAGGCGCAGGCCCACGAAACCGGCCCGCATGAGCCCTGCCCAATCCAGCTTGCGGGTCATTCCGGAAGGGCAAAGGCCCGGGTCAGCAGCGCCGCAGCCGCCGCAGCCGCCGCAATCGGGCCGCCTGCGATATCGGCCGTCAGAAGCTCCTCGCGGGTGACCTTGAGTCCGCCTCCCCGCAATCCGGCCACGATCACCGCCAGGACATCACGCGAGGAGATGGCACCCCGTTCGAACCGCTCGACTAGTTCCACGATCGTCTGCGCCCCGATCGCGGCCTCGAGTTCCGCCAAAGCGCCAAGGGTCAGACGCGCAGCATGCGTTTCACCGTCGACCGTGACCGCGACCTCTCCTGCCCACGGGTTGGTCACTGCGCGACCACCGCGGCAAAGGTGACCGCCCCCGCCGAAGCCAGCGACATCTCGAACGTCGCCTCGCCGTCATGTGTCCCGGCATAGGAAATCGAGGTGATCTGGAACGGTCCCTCCATCGTGCCGAAGTCGGGCACAATGATCTGGAAGTCCGGCATCAGACCGTCGAAAAAGATCTGCCGTGCGCGTTCGTCCGTCGCCTGGTCCTTGAAGATGCCGGACCCCGAAATCGACGCCGACTTGACACCGGCCCCGGCAAGCAGTTCCCGCCAGCCACCCTGGCTGTCGAGGCTCGTCACCTCGACCGATGCCGCATTCAGGTTGATCCGCGTGGCCCGCAGCCCCGCGACCGTCTCGAACAGCCCCTCGCCGTTCATGTCAATCTTGATCAACAGATCCTTGCCGTTCTGGGCCGCCATGTCCACGTCCTCCTGATGGATTGAAACTCAGTTGTCTTCGACCCGTGCCCGAAAGATCAGATCGATCCGGCGCCGCTCGCCCGTACCAACCCGCGCAGCCTTGGCCCGCAGGAACCACAGCCCGACAAGCCGCCCCCGCGCCAGGACAAGCTCCGCATCGGCAAGGGCGTCCGAAACGGCCGCCGCGACGGCCTTTGCCCCGGCAAAGCCGGCCTCGTCCGAAATCACCGACACCGTGAACTCGTGCTCGGCGCCGGCGCCCGTGACGTCGGAACGGTCCCGCACAACCTCAGGCCCAAGCGAAAGATAAAGCTTGGGAAGCACCCCCGGCGGGGCGGCATCGAAAATCGCACCGCCGAGCAATGCGCTCAGGGCCGCATCCCCGCTCAGCCGTCCGTACACGGCCGCCTGCAATACTCCGGACAGGGCATAGCTCATGCCGATGTCTCCTCGTCTGCCTCACAGGTCAGATAACGCCCGCCAGCGTCAGCTTCGGCGACGGACAGGATGCGGAAGATGCGAAGCCCTTCGCGGAATCGCTGTCCGGCAACCGGCCGCGCCGCCGACCCCGGTCGCGCGGCCCGGACGGTAATCCGCCAGGGAACCTGCGACAGCACCACGCCTTCGCCTTCCGCCGTTCGCCCCCGCCCCGGCCGGACCTCGGCCCAAAGCTGACCAAGCGGAAGCCATGACTCCACAAACCCGCCCCCGCCGTCCGGAACCCGGCCGGCATTCTCAAGGATCAGCCTGCGGCCCAGGACCGGCGGCATCATGCCCCGCCCCCGACGCGAATGACACGGAACCGCTCAAGAAGGGCGGTCACACCAAAAGGCATGCAGCCCTGGCCCAGTCCGGTTTCGTGCCGGAATTCATGGTAATGCGCAGCCAGCAGCAGCACCGCCTGCTGCAGGTCCGCCGGGACCGCGGAAAACTCATCGCCAAACCCGGCGCGAAAGCGGATCCGCACCTCACCCTTCTCGGGCACCGTCGGAAAAACACTCCCCACCGCAATCAGCTCGGGCCGGTGAGCATCCTTCACAAGCCGCCACGAACCGACCGGAAGCAGGGCCACCGCTCCGCTCCCGTCGGCGATCCCGACCTCGGTCACCGTACGGACCGGCGCAACAGGAAGCGGCTGGCGATCATGCCCGGCCCAGCCCCTGCGCATGAAAACAAAATCCCTGGCGATCAGGATCTTGCCGGTCCGGCCCTCGATCGCCGCCATCGCTGCCATCAAAAACCCGGACAGCACCGGGTCCTGAAGGCCATCCTCGCTGAACCCCGTGCCCAGCCGCAGATGCTCGCGCAGGCGCGCCACCGGCACCGCCGCATCAGGTATACCCGTTTCCTCGACCAGCATCATTCTGTCTCCGCTCTGTCCCCCGGTCCGTACGGGCGGGGCCCTTTTCCCCGCCCGCAAGGAGAAATCAGGCCGTTGCGATCCGCAGCAGCTTGATCGCCGCGAAGTCGCTCACCGCGCCGCCGACCCGCTTCGAGGCGTAGAACAATACATGCGGCTTGGCCGAAAACGGATCGCGCAGCACGCGCAGATCGGGACGCTCGGCAATGGTGTAGCCGCGCGCAAAATTGCCGAAGGCGATGGGATGCGAATTCGCCGCGATATCCGGCATGTCCTCGGCAACCAGCACCGGATAGCCAAGCAACCGCGCCGGCTCGCCGGCGGCGAAACCGTCAGACCACAGATAGCGCCCGTCCGCATCCTTGAGCTTGCGGATCACGCCCGTGGTCTTCGAGTTCATCACGAAGGTCGCCCCGGAGCGATAATCGGCCCCAAGCGCATAGATCAGGTCCACCAGCGGGTCGGTCGTCGTCAGCGCGGACGCGTTGCCCGAAGCGATGTAACCGATGTTTCCCCAGGTCCAGGTCGCATTGGTCACCTTGGGGTAGTCGGTGAAACCCCGCGGCTTGTCGACGCCATTCCCGCTCACAAAGGCGGTCGCCTCCGCCCGTGCGAA